CCTGCGTCAAGTTGCCGAGTACCCGACTCCAGCGCCGCCTGATAGTCCGGAGACTGCATGAAGCCGGTGTAGGTTCCATCCAAGACCTGCTGCTGCCTGGCTAGCGCATTGGTCCCCGCATCAAGCCATGGCATCTGATCGTTTCGGGCCTGCTCGTACTGCCCGCGCTGTACCGCAATGGCTTCATTGGTCGCCTTCTGCTGCGCCTTGGCGCCCTTCTTGGCGGCATACATGCTGCCAATGCCACCAATCAGCGGGCCGGCAATGGCTGCGAAAATACTCATGGCTAGTACCCTCAGGTTTCAGTAGCGGCAAAGCTGCCGACCAAGGCCAGCACATCGCGCTTGCGCGGGCTGGAGCAGGTGAACTTGTAGACCCGCTGGCGTGACCGCCCAAGGCGCGTCCAGTTGATGCGCAGGTCGTATTGGCCGACCTCGCCAATGTCTGCGGCATCCCATTCCGACCAGTTGGCTTGGCCGTCGTCGCTGTAGGCCATTCGCACGGCATGATCGGCGCCAGGATCGGCAAGGTGGCCGGTATCCATCGCCAGTTCCAGCCGGTTGTGGATCAGATCGTGCCCGTCATCGTGGATCACGGGCTGGACGAATCCAGATACGAATGGATCGCTACCCTCGCGCGGATAGTCCCAGTCGATGCGCCAGATTTGGCCGCGCTGGAAGTCGCCGGCATACCACTGGCGATTGCTCTTGGTCGTGCAGTTCACCCGCCATCGGTTCAGCCCATACGATTCCCGGCGGTGCCATTCCTGCTCCGAGCAATCCCAAATCCAGGTGTGCCCGTTGAGGAATGTCCAGCAAATACAGGTGTGGCCCTCGGACTCCCACACGGATGCAAAGGCGTTCCACCAATCCTGCCCACGGATCGCCTGCTCCACCGGCCGGGTCGATATGCGCCTGGCTCCGTAGCCTTCTAGCTGGTAAAAGAATCCATCAGACCCGAGCCAGAACACCGTGCTGTCGGCCTCGGCCACTGTGAACGGACCAGCGCAACCGCGGTCCAGGAAGATGCGCTTGGACCGGAACGGCTGGGGATCTTCACCCGTGTTTGAGTAGAACTCTCCCGAAGTCGCCGACAGCAGCAGCAGGTCGCCTCCGACGCGGCCCATGGACACCAGCCGGTCGGGCTTGTACTCGGAGGTCCAGCGGTCCAGCGTGTTGTAGCTCATCGCATCGGCCGGTGCGCTGTTGAACGCGAACCGCCCTGCCGGGTCGATGCCGATCATGTAGCCATCCATGAACTTGACAAGCGCCGACCCGGGGAATCCCGGATCGGTGATCTTGGTCAGCGTCCCTTCCACCGTGTCGAACACGTACCCAGCGGACCCATTGGTCACCATCAACTGGTTCCCGCCAGGAACCTGGTTGTGATCCATCTGGATGCGCCCATTGCCTGGGATTGCTCCGATCAGGGACGCCTCCACGGTGTTCTGCGCAATCCGATACAAATCGCTTCCAGCAACCGCGAACAGTCGCCCCTCAACGTCGTGGATGCCACGAACAGGGGGGGCGACCTGCACATCGCCGCCTTCGGTTTCCTCATGAATCTCAAGCCACGGGTACAACCCTGGCGGCGTCTTGAGCATCAGCGGAGAGCGGGTGCCTCCACGCTCGGCCTTGCAGGGCATGTAGTTCCACACGTCCTGCTGGGACCACGGGCGGGACTGGTCCTGATAGAACCCCGCCACCAATGGGATCGAAACGTTGCGCATCAGCCATCCCACCCATTCCGAAATCCACCCCACCCGAACCGCTCCGGGAGCGGGGCATCGAGAATCGGCTGTATCGGCGTGGCGACCATCTGGTCACGCCTCAGGTCGTTCATGTAGTCGTTGGCCCGGCCTACTACCTCTGGCATAGGCGTAGTCCCGTAGCTCGGCGCTAGATCAATCGCCAAGGCGTACAGAACCGCTGCTTCGGCCTCGGGCGGAAGTGGGAGCGCGTCCGATGGGTTTGCCACGTCCGACCAGCCAAGCGCCGTCCCGTTGGCCTCAAGCCGTCGCACAAGGCGATTCAGAGCGCGGATGCCGGAAGTCATGTCAACCGCCTTGACCGGCTGGCGGGCATCGGTGGCCTGGATCAGCAACAGAGCGTCCTTGACGAAATCCGCCACAAGGGTCATCGCCGACTCCGAAAATGAAGAAGCCCCGGACGTGCCGGGGCTTCGTTAACGTGAACCGGGGCCGGCGAACCGGCCCCGGGAGTGCTACTTAGGTCACGCCGCCGTTCTTGGACTGGCTGATCAGCACCGGCACGAAGGCACCGGACGAGCCGGATTCCAGCGCCACGCCAATCACGCGGTCAGACGGGGCGGCCAGCGACACAACGGCCCTGCCCACGGTGTCCGTGGTCAACAGGTCGCCACGAGCCACGTTGCCGCCCAGCTCAACCTGGCCCGGACCCGACAATGCGATCATCGTCTGCTCAGTGGCGTTGGCTGCCTGCGGGGACTGGTTGATGCCGATGGTGGCGTCGGCCGCAGCCGCACCCTGGATCACCACGCCGCTGGCGCTGAACTTGACGATGCGGTACGGATTGACCGTGGCACCGGCAATGAACGCCTGGTTGTAGCCGGCGCCGTTGTAGCCGCTCGGATACGTCGCCCATGCGGTATTGCTGCGGTTGGGAACGTCGATGTTGTCAGTGGAACGTTGGGTTGCCATGGGTCATTTCTCCTTTTAGGTCGGGGCGCTCAGCGAGCCGAGCGAAGCGAGGCGGCAGGCGAACTCCGGACGCAGGGCACCAAACGCGCACATGATGTCGAAGCGCATGATGAACTGGTCGTTGATGATGTCCGAACCCTGCGCCACGCGCATCGAAATGCCGTCAAACACGCGACGGCTGCACGGACGATCCGGGTACTCGGGCAGGTCCACGGTGCCGAAGGTGAAGGCATCCTTTACGAACGCCAGCGAGATATCCTGCGCGATGCCCGACGTGCCCGGAATGGTCACGCCGCCCGAGGTGGTCGGGTTGGTGACGTTCTGCTCCGATCCAGTCGCGGTCAACGCCGGGAAGATGCTGATGTTGCCCGCACCGCCCGAGTAATCGGCCGTGACTACGAACTGGCGCAGATAGCCCAGATCCTGCTTGGTCTGCGGATGGACCGCATTGACACCGGCGAACGTGACGATCTCGCCCTTGAGGATGGTGCCGGCACCGGCCGCCACGGTGATGGTCGAGCCGGTCTGGCCCGCCGTGACCGTGTACGCGCCATTGGCGGTACCGCGAAGCTGCTTGGGCATGACCGTGGAACTGTTCCAGTCATAACCGGCCGCACGGCCCATGTAGCCTTCCTCGTACTGCACGGCGATCTGCTTCTGGGCGTTGAACAGGCCCTTGAGCGAATCGACAAACCGCAGGTTGGCCGGGGTGGACAGCAGCATCTCCTTGGTGCCCTTGAACGCGCCGTTGTCCTCCTGGATCTTGCGAGCCAGGTTGGCGTAGTACAGGGCATTGGCACTGGTGAAGTCGGTCGTGACCGGGCCGGTCTGGTTCGGAGTGGCCTGGATCGCCATCGTCAACACCTCGGCCTCGATGCTGACCACGAGGTCGGCGATCTGCTGGTCGATGTAACGGCGGCCCAGTTCCTCGATGTCCAGCGCCATCTCGGCACTGTTGAACACCACATCGATGCCTCGCTGGCCGAACACGGACACCGGGCGGACGATGGTCTGGAGCGGGTTGGGATCGGCAATGCGGCCCTTGCGGACCAAGCCGTGCTGCGGGACGGGAACGCGCAGGGTATCGCCGATCTTGGCCTCCTTGCGGCCAAAGCTGTCGTCGTATTCCCGGTTCACGCCCTTGAGGAAGGTGACGTTTTCGCTGAACTTCATCAGCGCGTAGTCGGCCACCTTGTCGGTAGTGATAAATGCGTTAGGCATTGGAGTGATTCCTTTGGATTAGCGGTTGGCCCGCTGCTGCCGCCAAAGGGCAATGCGCTGTGCAGACGAAATGTTCGGGTCATCAACCGTCACAGTCGGCTGACCAGCGCCAGAGACCGTCTTTGGCGGCGGCGGGGCATTGGTCGTCTTCTTGGGAAGAGGTGCCGAAGGGGCAGCGAGCGCAGGAGGCGCTGAGAGCCGTGCGTCGATCCGGCCTATGGCAATGGCCTGCTGGATCGGCGAAAGCGCAGCGATGGCGGCGGCTTCGTCCAGGTGCGTGGCAAGGTGATACGCAACCGCCGGGGCGTTGTCCGTCCCCAGCATTGCCTCCGCCATGCCTTGCGTGATCGGCAAGTTCGGCGCGTAGACCACATCGCGGTAATTGGGGTGTTCGGCCTCAAAGGCCGACTCCTTCTCACGCAATGTGGTCAGGCGCGCATTTACCTGCGCATGGGTATCGCGCTCCACTTCAAGCTGGCGGAATTTCCACTCCGCAACAGCCTCTGCATGGGCTCCAACATCGAAGTTGAAGTCCTCCAGCCTGGGGCGCCCCTCTGGCTCTGCCGCCTGCGCTTGCGGTACGTCCGGCACATCAGTCGAACTACCCCTCTGGGCAGAAATCGCCTGCTCTCGCCAGTAGTCCCGCTCGCGGAGTGCGTCGTGCTTTTCCTTCGTCAACTCGTTGATGCGCTTGCCAACGCCCTTGTTCTTGGGCTTGCCCGGTGCACCGTCCCGGTCCGAAGTCGCCGCGTCCTCGGGGTGTTCCGCCTCTACGTCGTCGTCCTCGCTCTCGGTTGCGGTGGCAACGGGCTGCACGTCCTGCGCAGCCGTTGCCGGTGCTTCCTTGGGCTCGGCCGGCACAACGCTCGGCACGGCCTTGCTTTTCATCTCGACAGGCGTTGCCGCCTCCGCGGCAGGCGCCGCAGCTTGGGTCTGGTCAGTCATTGCGATCCTCGGATCGTGTAGCCCGGAATGCCGTCCGGTGCGGTGCCGCTACTGCGGCGGGTACTGCCCGTTGCCCATAAAAGAAGCCCCTTCCGGGGCTTGGTCTTGGACATTCGGTTGTATTTGCGGTGGACCAGCGCCCACTACCTCGCCGAATCGGTACGCGGTGATCTGCGTCTCCAGTTCGGTTTGATCGGCATCGGCGTTGGCCTTGCGGGCACCCGCGGCGTCCCTCTCGGCCGCGGCCACGTCCTTCGGGTTGGGCGGTGGCGGCTGCGGCGGTTGGTCGCCCTTGCCGGGTTCCAGCAGACCCTGTGCCACCAGCAGCTTTCGGGCGGCGGCGACATACTCGTCCATGCCAGGAAGGTCCAGGGTCTTGAGCAGCAGGAACTGGCCCAGCGCGCCGAACGGACCGGGTTGGGCGGAAAGCGCCTGCGCGGCCTCGGCAAGCTCCATGCGCGCAGTGTCAAAGCCCTTGCCAACAGTGACCGTCACGTCGAACCGCCCGCGGCTCAGATCGTTGACGATATGGACCTGCCCGGTCTGCTCGTCTCGCATCGGGCGATTGACCCGAACGAACTTCTCCGCGCCATCCTCGCCAAGAATCCTGATCGATCGCTCGGCGTCGTAGTAGCTCGGGATCGCGTCCACGAGAACCTCGCCAAGGCGCTTGAGCGTCTTGACCTGGTTGTCGATGTAGACGAAGTTCGCAATCTCCCCTTCGGATTGCCGGGCTAGGATCGCTCTGCCGCTGGTCTCGTTGGTACGGGCGCCGATACTGGCGTCGTGGACGCCAAGATTGGATTTAAGCTCATCCGTAGCGATAGCCGATATGTTGGCCAGAGCCGCAGGGAACTGGGCTGGCGGTTGCCGCTGAGGGGCCATCCCCGCCGCCAAGGGATCGGCGTTGAACAGCAGCACAGGCGGGTCGTCATATCCCATGCGCTCGTAGTAGCTCTCTAGGCCTTCCACCATCTTCGGCGTCGCTGTGAGCGGACTATTGGGCAGCTTGGCAACCACCTCAATCAGGGTGGACAACTCGAAGTTATGGATGCGCTGGGCATCTTTCCCGAACCGGGTCATTCCGGAGTAGATCTTCTTTCCGTCGATGGTCACCACATCGCCCCATTGCGGGACAATCGGGATCATCGTGCCGCCCCACTTGGTCGGCTTCTCAAGCACGCCTGCGCCGGAGACGAGAGCGGAATAGATGGCTGGGCGGGTGACCTCGCGCTCGGCCTTGATCGTCAGCGGCGGGTACTCGGGCTGCCCCGTTTCGGGGTCAATCGGCGGGTTCGCTGCCTCATCCTTGATCGGATCGAACTCCTCCGAATCAACCACAGTTCCGTCGTCAAGCAGGTAGATCGTCCGCTTCTCGTCCTCGATATACCAGTATTCGGCGATGCGAACCGTGTCCTTGAACCACCACTGGCGGTCGAAGTCGTCAAGCTTGCCAAGGCTGAAATCCACCACCGGCTGCTTCGGCCAGCGACTTTTGAACTCCGAGCGCGGAATGACCTCAGTCACGAAGATGAACTTGGCATCCGACCAGTCCAGTTCACGGGACGCTGGATCGGGGAATACCGTCAACGGGTCTTGAACGGTCTTGACCTTCAAGCACTGGTCGAACGTGTCTCCAGGCTCATACTCTGCGACAGCCCGAAGAACGCCATATCCACCACCACATGACCATTGGAATGCGGTGTCGTAGGCATTCTCCGCGGAAGACTGAACCTCGATGTTCTTGATCAGGCCGTTGTAGATATCGGCGGTATCAACGTCCCCGTCCTCAGCCGCCCTGACCTTGATCTGGGGCTTGTTCTTCAACTGCTGCCCAGTGACCCTGCGAATCAGCTGCCGAATGCGGTTAAACTCATAGCACGGACGGTTGCGCCGCTTCTTGGTCAGGTGGGCATCCCACTGGTTCCCGGAAACGAACGCGAACTCCATATCCTCCTTCACCCTGCGCCGCTGATCGGCGTCGAAGGAGAACGCATCCGACGCCCGTTGCAACATCGTGCGAGTGAACTGGTCCCGGTCTGCTAGCTTTGCCATGTCACCAGTCCATCGTGAAGCCCGGAGCCGTGGCCCCGTGCGTGAATTGGGTCGTGAAGTTGAGCTTGGGCACGCCCATGACGTTCGTCAGGCTCTCGGCATTGATAGCCGTGTACCTGAAAGCATCCGCCCCGTGGCTCCATTCGTCGTGCATCGGCCGGCCAGGTTCGCCGGTCTGCGGCAAGGTGCGCCGATAGCGCTTCAAACACTCCAACAGCCGCGCCGCCTTGGTCTTGTCCAGATACGTCTGCGCCAGCGCCATACGGGCAGATCGGATGCCGGTCTCCATCGGCTGGCTGGGCGTGATCTCCACTTCCCAGCCCAACGCCTCCAATATCTGCTTGGCACTCTTGCCGGTTTTGTAGTCGCCATGGGCGCCGTCATGCGGCAGCCAGAGCTTGCCCCAGTTGTACCGGCGCGTCCGAAGCTCTGACGACCACCAGTCCAGCGTTTTGTGGCTGTCCTCCAGGTACTCGATCACCCGGAGCGTTGACAGATGCCGCTGCACCAGCACCAGCGACATGGCATCGTTCCAGCCCAGATCCCACACCACATGGACCTTGAGCGCCGGGTCATACACCACATCGCATAGCCGGCCCGTAGCGACCATTTCGGCCACTTCGTCGGCGTAGATGGCGCCAATCGCAGCCGGACGGCACTTGCCATCCCATATGTTCTCGTAGTCGGCCTTGGGCATGGATGCCTGCGCGTGCAAGCGCTCCT